ATTGGGCATCGGTGGTGGTGCAGCGATGGGTCTCGCCCTCGAGACCGTCGCGGGCACCTATCTTGCACCGACCAAGTGGTTCCCGTTCACTAGCGAGAGCCTGAACTTCCAGCAGGATACGGTCTGGCGTCGGCCGATCCGTCGAGCCGTGGGCGTGATTGGTGCCGTTGCAGGTAACCAACACGTTGAAGGTGACGTCGAGATGGAAGCCCTCGAAGACGTCATCCCGTACTTCCTGATGTGCAGTCGAGCCAACGTGGTCAAGACTGGCGCTACGAACTACGTCTACACGGCCACGCCGACGGCGAACGCCATCCCGGCCAAGACGATGTCGATCACGCTGGAGCGGGTTACCGGTCAGAGCTTCGGCTTCAACGGCATGGTGGTCAGCTCGTTCAAGTTCGGCATCGACGACGGGCAGCTGACGTTCACGGCCTCGATGATGGGTCGCGACGAGGCGTCGAACCCGATCGGCTCGCCGGTCTTCCCGACCAGCACACCTTTCGGTGCCGGCTCGTACGTGATCGAGATCCCGACTGGTTCTACCGTCACGGACACCGACACGTTCGAGTTCACTGTGGAGGACAACGCCACACCGAACTACCGGCTGAAGAACACGGGTCGCGGTGCGGACTTCATCGCCTACGGCGAGCGCAACTGCACGCTGACGGTCGAGCGTGACTTCCTCACGCGGACCGACTTCGACGCCTTCAAGGCTCTCACGGCGCAGAGCGTCACGATCACGGCGTCTAAGGGTACGAACAACAGCATCTCGATCAACATGCCTGTCGCGGTGAAGAACACCTACGAGATCCCCGTGCCCGGTCAGGGCGACCTGGTTCGTGCGCAGATCGAGTACCAGGGTGTGTCTGATGCCTCCGGCGTGGACTACACGATCGTGGTGAAGACGCAGGAGAACATTACGTAATGACACCACAGCAGCTGAGGAAGTCGAACCTGATCCTCACATACGTTTGGATCATGCTCATCCTTCCGACGCTGCTCTGGTGGAAGGATTCGATCCTCTGGGTGGCGCTCATGAGCATATGGGCGAATGTGGTCGGACACTTCTCGGCATACATCGCATCACGTGCAGAAGAAGAGTCCGCCACAAACCCACCTAAAGCTCAAGAATCAGAGTAGCTTTAGACAAGTAGTTAGACCAGAGAGACGATAGAATAGACAAGAGGAATATCGTGGTTAAACCCGTTAACGAAGCCTCGATGAACCTAAGTGTCTAACTAGAATCTCTTCTAGGTAAGTAAGGCGGTGTGGAGCTTTGACCAGAGGCTCCAGCCGGCATTGATGAACATCAATCGGAGGGTAAAGTGCCTGTCGCAGTCATCACCGACACCACAGGGATCCGGGAGGAGCTCAAGTCGCTGGAGGGCGGCTACGTGGTGATCAAGCGCATGACGTACGGTCAGAAGTTGCTGAAGAGCCAGCTGACCATGAAGATGCGTATGGACATGCAGGACAAGAAGAAGATGGGCGCGGACATCGACCTCGCCACTCGTGCTGTGGCCCTCTGGTCGTTCGCGAATCTCATCGGTGACCACAACCTGACTGACGCTGATGGTCGCAAGCTGAACTTCCGAGCGCCTTCCGACGTGGAGGCTCTGGCTGGTCCGATCGGCGAAGAGATCGACACGCTCATCGACAAGCACAACAACTTCGAGGACGACGAAGAGACCGAAAATTTGTCGGAAGGCTCCGAGTCGCAGTCCTGACCAGCAGGCGCCCGGAGCCCGACGTAGCTGAGGTCCTAGAGATGGTTACGTTCTGCGAGATCTATAAGGTCCTACCCAGAAGCGGTGGGGTACTAGAGCAGGACGCATACCAGATGTACCTGATATCTAGGTATCAGGAGGTCGCGTTCGAGAAGCGACAGCTTGAGATGAACAAGTCAAGGAGTGGTCATGGCTCTTAGCACACGAGACCTATATCTCGTGCTTCGTGCACGTGATGAAGCCTCCCGTGTGCTTCGTGGCTTGTCCCGTGAAATGTTGGCTACGGGAGCCGCAGCGAGGGCAGCGGCTGCCCGTTCCAACGCAGCCATGGTTCGTCAGCAGATGACCGCAGCTCGCGCAGCTGGTGCCACAGCGGCACAGCTTGCTGCAATGCGTCTTACTGCTCAGGCCTGGGATGACGAGGCCAACAGAATCATGAGGGCAGCCGCTGCGAGGCAGCGGTTCGCCAACATTACATCTATGGCAAGTCAGGCCATGATTACCGGTGGTGTAGTGATGGCTGCTACCGGTGGCATCACCCTCGCCTGGATGTTCAAGCAGATCGACGCTGCGAAGGAATGGGAACGTCAGGTCAGACTGACCATGACGCAGACTCAGGAATTCGGTGCGAGCTTTGAACAGCTAAGCACGATCGGCCTGAAGGTCGCACGATCTATCGGCGTTGCGTTCGACCAGATTCAGCCGGCACTGTTCGACATTTTCTCGTCGACTAACGCCAACACGCAGCAGGCAGAGACGCTGCTTACCGCGTTCTCCAAGGCAGCTGTTGCCGGTCAGGTTGACATTCAGTCCGCCGCACGAGCCACAATTGCCATCATGAACGCCTACAACATCCCGCTGGAGAAGGTCAACGACGTTCTCGACCTTCAGTTCCAGCTGGTTAAGTACGGCGTTGGTACTTACGAGGAATTCTCCGGGGTTATCGGCAACGTGATCCCCTCAGCAACGCGTGCTGGACAGTCTATGCAGACTGTCGCCGCAATGCTTGCGTTCCTTACCCGTAACGGTCTTAGTGCAAGTATGGCCGCGACTTCAGCTGCTCGGGCCCTTGAAGCAATGTCGCACCCCAAGACGATCGAACGACTTGGGCAGATGGGCATCAATGCTCGCGACGCTGCGGGCAACATGCGGCCTATGACTGAGGTCCTCGGTGAGCTGCGTGCCAAGCTTGAGGCAATGCCTCCTGCGGACCGAGTTAAGGCTCTAGTCGACTTGCTTAAGGGCGCTGGCGGTACGATTCAGGCTCGTAGGTTCCTCGAGCAGGTTCTGCTCCGTCCCGGTGAACTCGAAGAGCTTCAGGGCTACCTTGAGGCTATGGAGAACTCCTCGGGACAGTTCGAGAAGGCCTACAACACCATGGCGGATAGCGTAGCCGCCAGAACACAGCTCCTGAAGAACCAGTGGCAGGCACTGAAGATCTCTATCGGTGAAGCAGTCATTCCTGGCTTCCTGTCACTGATGGGTATCCTGAGCAAGGTCGTTGAATCCTTCAACAATTTGCCCAAGAGCACCAAGGATATGATCGGACAGTTCCTTGTCTGGGGCAGCGTCATTGGTGTCATCGGCGGTGTCATCCTAGTATTCCTTGGTGGTCTCGCAGCGCTTGTTGCTGCCTTCGCCGCTGGCGGAGCCGCACTGGGTGCCTTCCTCCTAGCCGCAGCAGCGCTGGCAGGGTACCTTGGAACGTTCGTCGGGTTCTGGGTCGCGGCGTACACCCAGGTAGCTACCTTCCGACAGCGCGTCGGTGAGTTGGTCACTGCCTTCCAAAACCTTTGGTCCGTCATCCAGGAAGTTGGCGGACCTATAGCAGAACAGATCCGCAACACCTTCGGTGACAAGATCATGGAAGGCATTAGGATGGCCGGCCAGATCATGGCAACGGTCTTCCAGTTCTGCGCCAACATCATCAACCAGGTTCTAATCCCGGCGCTCATGAACGCCAAGACTTGGTGGGACAACAACCAGAGTACGATCCAACCTCTGCTGGAGATCCTTGGTCAAGTCATCAAGGTGATCATGATCATTGCGGCGACGATCATCGGCATCCTAGTCGGCAGCGCCTTTGCAATGTTCGTGTCCGGCGTGATCATGTTGATCGGTACTGTGAAGTTGATCGTCGCAGCCATCCAGATCTGGGTCGCATACCTGCGCGCGGTGTGGGCAGCCATCGGCACCTTGATCGGCTGGGTCAGGCAGGCTGTTCAGGCATTCAACGACTGGCGGAACAATACTTCACGCGCCATCAGCGATGTCAAGAACACAATCGTCAACACCTTTGCCGGCGCAGGTGCTTGGCTTGTTCAGGCTGGTCGCAACATCATTAACGGTCTGGTGAACGGTATCAAGAGTGCCATCGGAGCCGTGAAGGATGCGCTTGGTGCGGTCACCAATATGATCCCCGACTGGAAGGGTCCTAAGCAAAAGGACCTTAAGCTCTTGCGTCCGACAGGTAACTGGGTGATGCAAGGTCTGGTTCAGGGTATCAAAGATGGGACTAGACTTGTTAAGTCCACCCTCTCTGATGTAACAGGACAAATGGGCGGTGTGGGTCTTTCGGCAAGCACACCTCCCGAAGTTACACAAGGTCCGACTTACAACCAGAACTTCCATATCACCACACAAGAAATCGACCCGAGAGTGCACGCTGCACAGCTTGGGTGGGAAGTGCTGCAGGTGACCTGATGCCTGATGAGCTTGCAGAGTACACGTTCAGGCTAGACGACTTCGGCGTCGTACTTAATCCTAACGTCAGTGTTCCACCATTTGTGGATATTACAGACGTGGTAGGACTTGACTCCGCTGAGGTTCGTCAGACCGAACGTGACTGGGAAGGCAATGACGGCACCTTCATGGACGCTGAGTTCGAAAAGGGTCGTGGCATTGTTCTTACCGGTACGGCGTATGCCGATCCTGATGGCGTAGAGCTCTTCATGGATCAGCTGAAGGGTAACTGGGCACCGAGCAAGACACTAGTCAAGTTCTACTTCAAAGGCCCCGGAGCTGTCGAACGGATGCTCCTCGTCAAGCCTTTGGGCTTGCGATACAACTGGCGAACTGCCAGGCGCTACGGATCGACGGATATTCAGTTCCAGTGCTTCGCTGAGGATCCTAGGATCTATTCCTCACAAGAGTACAGCACGAGTGTGAATATTAATACGTCGGGCGGAGTTGGATTCGGGTTTCCCTTCAACTTTCCCTTCGACTTCGGTACGATTGTCTCGGGGCTAGGTACGAACTTGTTCAATGAGGGCAACAGAGATACACCTGTCGTCTTCAGCATCCCTGGACCTTCTACCAACCCTCGCATTGTCAACGACAGCACCGGTGACGAGATGGCTTTCACCGTCACATTGCAAGCGAACGAAACGTTGGTGATCGATACCAAGTACAAGACGGTAAAGCTTGACGGAGCGTTTAACCGTCGAAGTACTTTGAACTTTCCGACTTGGTTCAACCTGAAGCCTGGTACGAACATTATCAGGTACCTCGCGACGTCGGGGGCGGGTGGTCCTATGATTGCAACCTACAGATCGGCCTGGAGGTGACATGGCTATACTTACTCCTTCGTTCTTGCAGAACGCAGGCAACGTTAACACGGCCGAGATGTTGCGTAACGCTATCTCGATCTCCGGATCCCTCGGCCGACTCGGTGGAGGTTCGCTAAAGCCTCGTGGGGGCGTGCACTACGACTTGGGCGCAGCCCTTGCCGTCACCCAAAACGGTACACCTAACATGACCGTAAACGTGGCTTCGGGCGGCTGT